CAGTAATTTAGAATTATTATTCTCAGGACCAACACTTAGACAGTTTTCATTTGTTTATAAGATGAGTCCAAGAAGTAAACCAGAGGCAAGTATTGTAAATCAAATACTTCGTTTCTTTAAACAAGGTATGTCTGCAAGAAAACAAAATGCAAAAGGTGGGGAAGGAAAGAGTGGAGCATCTTATTTCTTAGGAACACCGAATGTTTTTAGATTACAATATCGAACAGATGAAAATGAAGCAATAAAAGGTTTAAATAGAATTAAAACTTGTGCACTTACAGGAACATCAGTGAACTATACACCAGAAGGTACGTTTGCATCATATGAAAAAGGTCAACCTGTTTCAGTATTACTAACACTTGCATTCCAAGAACTAGAACCAATCTACGATTCAGATTACAAGTATGAAGGTGGTGATGGTGAAAGAAAAGATGACACTGGTGAAGGTTACAGATGGAAACTTGATAAAGATAATAAAGATGGTTATGGTACAACGGAGGTTGGATACTAATGTCTTATTTTGAAGAACTACCAAACATATCTTATGTTTCACTTCTACCAAATCAGAATAGAAGTGATGAAAGAATACAGGTAAAAAATCTATTTAAAAGAGCAAAATTAAGAACTGATATAGATCAGTCAGTAACTGCATTTGATTATTACCAAATACAAGATAATGAAAGACCTGACATTATTGCTGAGAGAATTTATGATAGTCCAGAATTAGATTGGGTAATATTAGTTACTAATAATATCACTAGTATTAGGAATCAATGGCCTTTGAGTAACAATGAATTATATAATTATTGTTTAGAAAAATATGGGTCAAATGAAAATATGATGGCAACAAAACATTTTGAGACACAAGAAGTTAAAGATCAGTATGGTAGAATTTTATTAGAAGAGAGATTAATTGTAGATGAAAACTTTACATTTACATATACAAAAGATAGTAATACTTCAGAAACAATTAAACCTGCTCAATCTGTGTCCTATTTTACTTATGAACAGAGATTGAATGAAGACAAAAGAAAAATAAGAGTATTAAAACCTAGTCTATTACCAGCGTTTATAACAGACTTCCGAAACATCATGAGTTATGATAAGTCATCTTCATTTATTAGTAAATCACTTATAACATCATATAACCCTAGAGAATCAGGGGTATAAAAAACCCCCTCAAAAGAGGGGGTAAAAATAAATCACCTTTCAAAAGAAGGGCACTCTTTCTAAATAGAGGTCTTTTGTACTCCCTTCATGAGTATTAGGGATTGAATACTGACAAGAGTATTTCCTTATGAATACTAACTGTTGACTAATTTAGAAAAGTAACTTAAAGACTCATCATCTTCATCTTCTGATGATGCCACCACTGGTTCTGGTGTAGGAGTAGTAGTCGCTTCACTATAGTCTCCACGACGTTCTCTCTCCCATGTTGCTTCCTCTTCTGCTACCTCTGGATCAACTCTTTTTGTGGGTTGATTCATACCAAGAACATATACAAGACGCTTCTTTAAGTCATCATAAGACTTGAATTTATCAGGTGTTGTAAACTCAGATAGATCATGTAATGAATTGTAGATCTTCTCTAGTTTATCATCATCGTCAAATAATGGTGAAGCATTATCAAACTCAGACTTATCATAGTTCTGATAACCTTCGACTCTACGAATCTTTAACTTAAAGTTAGCACCTGCCCAGAAATCAAATGGGTTGATAGGTGTCTCATCAGCAAATTCTGGTTTCATTGCTTCCATGATTTTATCAAAGATCTTCTTACCAAATTTGTATAAGAATACTTTGCCTTCGTTCTCAGGATTTGTTGGATCACTCACAACATAGATGTTACTATAATATGATAGTCTACGCTTTTGCTTACGTGCTATTTCTTTGTTTGCATCTGAACCTGAGTTCCATAACTGTGAGTTATGCTCAGATACAGGATCTTTTTGTCCAAGTGTGGTAAGAGAGTTCTCTATGTACCAACCACCAGGTCCTTGAAATGCATGAGTATATACTCTTGCCCAAGGTAATTCAGAACCTTCTGATTCTGGAAGGAAACGTATGATTGCATATCCATTACCAGACTTGTCTACGACTGGTTTCCAGATACGTTCATCAACATTACTACCTTTGTCGTTTAATTTCTCTACTTGCTTGATTAATTTATCAGTTAGAGAACCTGTTCTAGATTGTTTCTTTAATTTTGCGAATGACATGAGGATTTATTAGGATTGTTTTTTATATGGACTTTAATATTATACAACATTTATTAGCATTTGTCAATGTTGCTTTCAATTTCACTGATTGTCTTATCTAATCTGTCAAAGAACTTGTTCATATCGTCAATCTCATCATAACCAAACATCTTAGCAGACTCAATCAATTTTTCTTTGATTAGATCTACTTCTTTATCTTTGACTAGACTCATACGAAAGAAAAAAAGTTTTTGCTTTTCCAGAAATGCTTTCATTTCTTGGAGATGATTCTTCCTTTGCTCTGATGTCATGATATGCATTGTCTGCATTTGCATCACAATTTTATGTTGCATCTCTGACAACTCAACTACAGCATCTCTTACTACATCAGAGTTAAAAAATTGACTCATCTTACTCTCTCTAACAGTATTTTTTTAAATTTGTCCACATCAATATTTAGGAAAGGTTTATACTTTTGAATTTTCATTCCTACGGTTTCCCACACAGGATCAAGTAATTTTTTATCAAACTTCTTAGAATACTCAAGCATCACATCAAATATAATCATACTCTCAATTGATATATTACCTTGAAGATATCTTTTCAGTATCTCAGGATGCGAATGACCTTTGATGGAAAACAAATCTTCAAAGTTATTCTTACTAATAAACATTGATTCATTCTCGAATAGGTATGTCATACCCTGATATCTTTTTAACCAAGAGGTATGATAATCATTTCCGTTTCTTATTATTTCCCCTATCCATAGAGCGTCAGGATCATTACACTCTACAAAGTTTGCAAGAAAATAATGTCGTATTTCTTCATCAGTTTTCTTACGAGACATTCTTTCAAAAAAATATCTATCCTTTCTTTTATTAAAAGCATCTCTTGATGCATTCGTTTTACCACAATATTTAAAGTAATCGTAATTCTTTTTTGTAAAATGATTCTTGAATGCTAAGTATGTTTTATATACTTCAATCGGTGTCATCGTCCACTGGTTCTAGATCTTCAATCATGTCAACAGAAACTTCATGATTCGCTATTTGATAGTAGTGATGTTTAACTCCCCATGCATCAGGTTTGTATCCGAGATACTTCAAATCTTTATTTGATTTATTTTCTCTAATCCATGCCTGTAGGCGATAGTGCATTAATTCAGATTTAGAAGGCATTATAATAAGGGTTTGGAATCTCAGGATTTACTAATCTACTTTCAGAATAGAAAACACCATCTTTTATCCCAGATTCATGTTGTGGGACCATGATTCGATGTTCAATAAATGTTGCCTGATTTGGTGGCATAGGTGGTAAATAAAGACCTATCATTATAAAGGTAGTTTTGCTCGTGATGTTTTCTTTAGAAAGTTAAGTTGCATGGCATCATACTTTAACTTTTCTTTCATCGGTTTGCTAATCAATTTAGATACTGATTGTAATTCAATTTTATTCTCCTCACAAAATGTAACAATAGCATCAATATAATTGAAGTTGTAGTTTTTAACTAACTCTTCAACCTCATCTGTGAACCTTTGTTTACATAAGAATTTTTCCTTAATGACATCATCAAGTTTATCTTCTGATTTTTTGTCTTTACTTGCCATGTTCTCCTGTTTTGTAATCGACAAACTTTCTAATGTATTTGGTAAGAAGTTTAATATACTCACCTTTGTTTCTTTTTTCGTAGACAACGCAGTCTCCATTTTCTGCCACCATAATAGTAATTAACTTTTTAACTGGAATACCAGTCATTTCAAAATACATACATGCATATGCAGTCTCCTGCACAAAATAGTTCTCAATCCATTCCTCTGGTTTAATCTTTGTTGCAGTTTTAAAATCTATTACCGCTAACTCGCCATCAAACTCTGCGATGCAATCTACTCTACCTGCCAGTCCTAGATAGTCACTATACATTGACTTCTCTAGAGCGTGTATGTTATTTATGCGATCCAAATGTTCTTTGGATTGCAAGAACAAAAATTTTGTAGAAGGAAGAGCATTCAAATCATTGATGTCTTCATTCTTCATATAATGTTCTACTAGATCATGATACTTAGTTCCTCTAAATGTAGATTCCCTAGTGATCTTGTTTGCTTTTTCTTCTCCAACTTTTTTTCTCCACCTAATGAATATATCACGATTGTAGAAACTTGTCACAGAAGTGATTGAAGGATACTTTTTACCAGACGGAGTTATATAAAAACGAGTACCGTCTATTGCCACAGTTTCGAGATCAACGTTCTCTGACAAATAATCTAAATGTGTAAACATTACATACCTAAAGTTGTTTTAGCAAGGAGGTAATTACGGACTAGTCCAGAACGGACAATATCTTCAATACCAAATTCAATGGAATCAAAGTCTCGATCCATTGCAGAAATAATTTTCATAAATTCAAGAATACCATTCCTTTCGTTGGTCTTTACTAGATCAGTTTGTGCAGCATCACCACAGAAAATAATTTTACAGTTTTCACCAACTCTTGTTATTATACTATCTAATTCATGAAAATTCAAGTTCTGCATTTCATCAACTAATATAATACAATTATCCATTGTGGTTCCACGAATGAATGAAGTGGACCAGAATCCAACTGTCTCTTGAGTTTTGAGTGCACTATAAAGCATTTCAAAGTCCTGATCAGATGGCATTTCAAACATGTACTTAACCATGTTCTTATATGGAATCTGATATAAGAATGACTTGTCCTCGTGATCACCTGGCAAGAATCCAATCTCTCTTGTAGATACAAGAGAGCGAACTACATATACTTTTTCATATGGAGTCAACTGATCTAAAACATCTCGAAGAGCAAGATATAATGCTACAAATGTTTTACCAGTACCTGCACATCCATATGCAAATACATTCTTGCCCTTTTCATAAGATTCAAAAAATTTTTTCTGGTTCTCTGTCAATGGTTGGATATCAACCATTGCATCAGTGTTAATTGGTTTCTTTCTTTTTAGTTGTTTGGCACTCATGCTACCAATCCCCGAAGAGTTTCCGTTTCCGTTTCTTTTCTTTGCTGGCATATTAGAAATGGGTGGTTTTCTGTGGTTTTACGTTTGATCCTGGAACTTGACTTACTTTAGATAGAACTTCATTCCATCCTCCATCAGTCTTTGAGTAGACATCTCCAGTTCCTCTAACCACTCCTCCAGAACCTTGAGACCAATCTTTGTCCCAGTCTGGATTTTCTTTTTTCCATTCGTCATACTTTTTCATAGACATCATAAGTTCTTTAGTTTCACCAGTCTTTAAATTTTTTACAGGATAGGTAGGCATATGTGTTTTAAGTTTTGTAAAGTTATTTAGTCCCATTCAAGGGCTTCAGATACGTCAGGGAACTGTTCGGTAAACACTTTACGACATGCTTCGGCAATTTGCATATGTTCTTTCTGAGTTCCATGTGCAGATCTTAGATTAATATAATGTATCCAAGAACGACAAGAACCAGTCATGTATATTCTAGTAGGAGTGCAAAGTGGTAATACCATTCTAGCACACTCTTTAGCGACACCATCCTCTAACATTTGATTGTAAAGAGATAAAGCAGAACTGAATAAAGTATTCATCTGTCTGTTCAATGTATCTACGAGTTTAGGATCTAAATCATCAGTAGAATTCTGACGATTCTTTTTATCCTGTTTACGTAGTTCTGGTAACTCGATAGTTCCTAAAAGATTACTATCAGCATATCTCTGTGAGAATTCTTGAAATGTAAAACTACGGTGTCTTAATATCTGTGCTGCAATAGCACGAGTCGTTTCAATCTCAAGTGTCATTGTAGATTGTTCAAATACTGACCAATGATTGTGTTTAATACAATACTTCAACAGTCCTGCATATTTTTCATTATCCTGATTAGATGGATTCGATACTCTAGCAATATATGCCATAGTCTGTTCGGCATCAGGAGTAACACTAATAAGTCTTACAGTCATTTTATATAATCAATTTTTTAGTTGGATTTGAAATCTTGTTGAACATGGTATTGTATTGTTCAATAATTTGTTCTTGAGGATTACCAATGTATACAAGATATTTTTTAGTAATTTCAATCTTATCCTTTTCAAGTAGAGGAGACCAAGGAGCAAATGCAATTCTTCCTTCTGTTTGAGCAGGAACCGCAACAATTGGATCAGTGATTATAATTGAATCACCTTTATCTTCAACAATGTCAGCGATCACATCTTCACCTGACCACATACGAATTAAATGTACCGTCATAACTTAGTCGTCGTCCTCAAAAATTTCATCATAATCTGGAAGTTTATTTTTAACTGGTGATTGTGCATATGCTTCAACATCAGAAAAAACTTCTGCTTTGATATCTTCTACCAATAATTCTAAGTCACGAACCATCAGTTTTAATTTAGATCTGTCCATAATTATTATTGTTTCATATATTATAGCACAAAAAAAGAAGGGGATCAACCCCTTCGTTTTATTTACCATATAGAAACTGGATTTCAGCATTTATGATTGTGAGAAAAATAGCAGATGCTGCTAAAATCTCAATAGTTGCAATCACTTAACACTTGTAAGTTCTTTCTTTTGACTTACACCACGGTAAGTTAGATCGACCTTGTTTGTTTGCTGTTCCTTATTCCTGTCGGTGTCGTATACAACACCACGGTATGTGACTTTTGCCATTTGGTTTGCTCCTAAAGTAGTAGGGTTTTTAAATCCCGTTCCTTCAGTCGGCTTTTGCGTCCCTACAATCTAAACCATACTTTTCACCAAAATCATAATACAAATCAATAATTTCCTGTCTTTCTTCTACACTAAGGTCAGGATAGACTTTAGCACGATCAACAAGAGTATTAATATCTGTACATGATACTGTGACTATAGTAGTGACAGCACTTGATGCAGCAATTAAAGTTTCAATCATAAGGATGAACGAACCCGTTCCGAGTCGGCTTACTTGCGTCCGATGATATAAGCATCACACTTGCCTTCGACTTTCGTGCGAAGGTAATCTATAAGATACTCGTGAGCATCAGAGTTAAGATTCTTATCGC